ACACCTCTGCGAAGGCGCAAGCGTTGGTTCCACTCCCATATTAGAACCAGGAATGGTATTCACAATCGAGCCCATTGTTAATTTCGGCAATCCTGATGTTAAAATTCTTCAGGATGGCTGGACTGCTGTTACTAAAGATAGATCATTAAGCGCCCAGTGGGAACATACGATTGGTATTACTGAAACAGGTAACAAAGTTTTTACAAGATGACAATCAAAGAACGTGAGCTTGAAAAGCGTCTTAAACAATTAACCCAACACATTTCAAGGATGCGTAAAAAACTACGCGAACATAACTTGTGGTTGATGGGCGGCTTTAATGCCCTTGTCGAACCGTCTGATGAAGCACAGCAAGGGCCGATGATCAATAAGCTCTATGAAATGGTTGATGATAACAAGAAATATTTGAGGGATTTATGAATTTAACTAATGAACAAGTTAAAGAGTTAATGATGCTTTGGGGTCGAAATCAGATTAACAAGTATAAAATTATTCAAAAGCTTCGCAAAGATGCTGAAGAAATGGATATTTCGAAATATCCTATTCTTCGCGAATTTTGGAGAAAAATAATGAATCTAGCAGATGAACTTGAGAAAACAATATGACAGAAAAAGTGTTGAAATATACTGAACATGATCCTGAACTTTGCACACCTTATGAGGCCGAGGTTCTAACGATCCTTGCTGAAGAATGTGCTGAAGTTATTAAATGTGTGACAAAGATTCTTCGCTTCGGTAAGAAGGATCATTATCCTAATAGACCATCACCAAATAATACAGTAAGTCTTGGTCGTGAAATTGGTGATGTTCAATTTATGATTAATAAATGTATTGACGCAGGATTAGCAGAACAACTTGATATTACCGTCGGCTATGGTCATAAGGAAACACAACTTGAAAAATATTTCAGAAACAAAAAATAATATTCAAAATATTATAATAATATTAGGTCTGGTTTCGCTTGCTTTTATGGCCCTAGCTATTTTTAGTTTGGCTCATGCAACTGACGCTTATCGACAAAAGCTAGCCGAACAAGGTATTACAGTCGATCCTAAACGAGCTGAATGGTTTCATAAATTAACTGATAAAAATGGTTCTTATTGTTGTAGTGAAGCTGATTGTAAAGAAGTAGAAATGGACGTTAAAAACGACAAATATTTTGTTCATATTCCCGAAGGTCAAAATGTTGAAGTCGATGAAAAATATTTAGTGCCCCTTAAACAAGAACAAACAAACCCCACGGGATCTGCAATTCTTTGTTACAATTATTATAAATTGAATAATCAAACTAACATCCGCTGTTTTGCTAGAGGATCCTTACAATGAATAAATGGAAAATAAAGAAAATTTTATCATCTCCAGTACTCAAGTTGGTGATGAATACGAGAGTACATTTTAATAATAAATATGAGATACCATTTATCTTTGGCTTGTCAAAGGATGGTCGTACTATATATTTTGATAAAGATTTTCCTCGCTATTTTAAACATCGCGGAAAAACCCTTGATTCTTATGAAATGCTTAAATCATCAGAATTAATGCGTTTGGCATTACAGCATATATTTAAATTACCTTCAGAAACTGTTAATGATATTGTCGGTGATTATGAAAATGAAATAACTAGACAAAAGCTAGGTATTGGATCAGATGTGTTTGCCAAGCTTCATTTGTCAAAGCATTCTCGTCCTTATATGAATGATACCTTAACTAAATTGCCACCTGATATTGACTTGGTTGATCTTAATTTAAATAATGAAGTTAAAAACGAAATGATTAGATATAAAAGAGAATATGACTCAAATAAACTCTTGACAACCCCACACGAACAATATAAAATAAAGAAAAAGGAAAAGCAAAATGCTCGAAATTTACACAAAACCAAGCTGTCCCGTATGTAATAGAACAAAGGCATATTTGACCGAAAAACAAATAGTTTTTGTTGAACACCAGATTGGTACGAATGTAACTCGAGATGAAGTATTGACTAAATTTCCAAATGCTAAAATGGTGCCTATTATTATATTAAATGGAACACAAATTGGCGGGTTTAATGATCTACAACTATTAATGGAGAATACAGGATGAGTAATGAAAGAAAACAGCAAATTGTTGCTGATTTAAAAGCAGGTGTAGCTGAGCTACAATTTAGGAAACTTAATGGTGAAGTTAGAGTCATGCGCGGGACGCTGCGTCCCGACCTCCTTCCGCAGCTTGCTGAGGAGCACGTTTATGAAGAAGGCTTTGAAGTCACTGAATGGGAACGAAATCCTAACGTGGTTGCAGTATGGGACCTTGACCAAAAAGGATGGAGATCTTTCAGGATTGACAGACTTATATCTATCCAGCATGTCAACACAGTCTGATAAATAATATCTATTTAACAACGTACAAGGGTGTTTCATGAAATGGCAAAACAATGGGGGTGGCATCTCAGCGTAGATGCAAGTAATTGTGATCTAGGTAAGATCAGCGATTATAATAATATTAAATCATTTAGCGAACAGTTAGTTAACGATATTGATATGGTACCATATGGTCCTCCTCAAATAGTTAATTTTGGATCTGGTGATAAGCAAGGATACACCCTTGTACAATTAATAGAAACTTCTAATATTTGTGCTCACTTTGCTAATGATTTAAACGCACTTTTTCTTGATGTTTTTAGTTGTAAAGAATTTGATAAAGACGTAGTAATTAATTTAGTTAATGAGTATTTTGACGCCGAAGAGGTGCAAACATCATTCATCGAGAGGGTTGCTTGAACGATAAATACATCGTAACCAAAGGAACCACATGGGCGAAGTTATTCAATTCCCTGTTAGTGATAATCTTGATGCTCCTGTAACTAGTAAAGAACAAGTGAAAGAAAATATACAAGATGTGCAATTGTTCCATATTAGCGAAACATTAGATTCTATTTTGCCTATGCTGTTTGGGCGTTTAGAAATGGCTGGGTTTGACCTTGCAAAAGGTGAAGATATTAAAAATGGTGCTTTGCTTGTCGAAAGTCTTAAATCAGTGTTGTGTAAATATTATGGAATTGAACACCCATTTCAAGAAGTTGCAGAAAATGTGTTCAGTGCTGATGAAACCGGCGATTTAAGTTTAAATAAATCTATTCATGTTGATTTTAAAAAGGTTGATGAACTCTAAAATTTTCAAATGTCTATATTATTGATTGATTTGCATCAAATTTTCTTTTCTACCCTTATGACACAGTTGTTTGGTAGGAAGGATGTTCCTTTAGACGAGAATCTTTATCGTCATATGGTTCTCAATACAATTCGAGCCAACAGGGTTAAGTTTAAAGAGTATGATCAGGTTGTTATCGCTACTGATGCAAAATCTTGGCGTAAAGACGTATTTCCCTTCTATAAAGCAAACCGTAAGACTGATCGAGACAAGTCAGGTTTCGATTGGAATGAAATATTTGCTTCTCTTCATAAAATCCGCGAAGAAATTAAAGCAAACTTTCCTTACCGTGTTATTTACGTAGAAGGTGCAGAAGCCGATGATATTATCTCTTATGTTGCACGTTATGAAGCTTCTGAGAAAGTAATGATTGTTTCAGGCGACAAAGACTTTGTGCAACTTCAAATGATCCCAGGAGTACAACAATATGACCCAATTCGTAAGAAGTTTATATCAGAAAATAATCCTGGAGAATATCTTTTGGACCACGTACTCCGCGGTGATAGTGGTGACGGAATCCCAAATGCTTTATCCGATGACGACACTTTTGTTAACGAGTCTAAACGGCAGATTCCCTTAACTAAGAAGAAATTAAACGAATTAAAGAATCGAATTGATAAAGAAAATATTCCCTTCTATACTCGAAACCTCGAGCTGATCGACCTAACAATGACTCCCGAAATAATTTGTGGTGATATTCTTGCGGCTTATCGTGCCGAAGAAGGTAAGGATCGTAAGAAGCTATTTAACTATTTTGTTGAGCATCGTTTGTCGAATTTGATGCAGAATATACAGGAATTTTAAGATGGGATTAAATGATATTGCTCGTCAGATTAAAGAAGACGACAGGCGCGATAGAGAAGAAAGACGTCTTGAACAAGAGCTCGAATTAAAGCGTCGATTTATTGAAGCATTTGAAAAAATAGTAAATTATTACGCGGGAGTTTAAAATGAGATTAGGTATTGCAGAGATATTACAAAAAGCCTCTGAAATGAGAACCGAAAACGAAAAAGTTGATTGGCTTCGCAAGAATGACAACATTGCTATTCGCATGTTGCTTAAAATGGGATGTGATAAAGACCTTAAATGGGCTCTACCCGAAGGCGATCCGCCATATAAGCCATGCCCTTTTGATGATCAAGAAAGCATGTTGTTCAATGAAGTTCGTCGCATGTACATTTTTCACGAAGGTGGTAACCCAAACCTTAAGCCAAAACGCCGTGAAGAATTATTTGTTCAAATGTTAGAAAGTATTGATAAAGAAGATGCCAAGTTGGTGCTTGGTATTAAAAACAAAAAAATACCTTTTAAAGGCATAACACCAAGGCTTATCAATAAAGCCTGGCCTGGGTTAATCGATAAGGAGTAAATGCAGTGGGCAAGTCAAGACATCGTCGGGATTATGATGATGAAGATTACGATGGATTTAATAGGGCTGATAAGTTCAAAGATCGTCGTAATAAGAGATGGAAGAAAATTCATGACCACGAGGATCAGCTTCCAACAAATGAATTTGCACAAGAACCCGAAAGATACTAATGATCAAATATCGCTTTAGGAATAAAAAGACCAAGAAAGAAAACCCTAAGGTGTATGATCTCACCATGGACGAGATGGAGGGATTTCTTGAACATTATCCTGATTGGGAATGTATCATTGGCGCCCCCGGCATACATAGCGGACTTGGAATGAAGAAGCCTGATGATGGGTTTCGGGACGTTTTGAAGAATATTAAGAAGCAAACTAGTAAAGGAATACGTAAGAGTACGGTTAATACGTTTTAAATTATGAAACATGTTCATTGTCATTTAGTTAAGTATGAAAGTACTTTAACTGAATTTAAAGTAAAACATTATCATTGTTGGTTGCCTGAAAAGCGAGCAATAATTGATAGTATAGTTGATATTGAAGATATTGGTGATGGTTGGATTGTTAAAGAGGTTTTTAATAATTTACCAACTGCTGTTGTTTTAGAACGATCACAAGATTACAAGAAAACCCGGAAGGCCAGTGACATTTAAATTTGATCTATTAAAACCTTTCGTATTAGAATCTTTTACTCAAGAGAACGGGCATCGGGTGTATGTTACTCCTGACGGCACGTTTGAATCTGTTACAACAGTAATTGGAAAGATTCCTAAGCCTGAGTTAGACGATTGGAAAAAACAGATAGGTAATGCTAAAGCTAAAGCCATAACTCACCAAGCCGGTCATCGGGGTAAAGTGCTCCATAGTATGATCGAAGGTTATTTAGAAGGTAAGGATTGGCGTAAGGGGCAGATGCCAATTAACGTCGAAACCTTTAAGAAATATACGTCATTGATTGATAGTTCAGTCGGTTTGATCAAAGGTATTGAATTACCTCTTTGGTCTAAACACCTTAGAACAGCAGGTACAACTGACCTTGTTTGTGAATGGAATGGCGCCTTATCAGTTGTCGATATTAAAACATCAAGAAAGAAAAAAGAACTTAAACACCTTCGCGGTTATTTTATGCAGATAACAGCTTATGCAATCATGTTGTATGAGCGTTATGGTATCAAGGTCCCGCAAATGGTCATTTTAATGGCTATTGATCATGAACCTGAAGCACAAGCTTTTATAATACCATTCGAATTGTATTTTAACGAAACCGTGGAGTTCTTTCGTGGCGCGACAATATCAAATTAGTTTGCCGGCTTATATTTCAGGCATACAAGCTTCATTATTTCGAGAATTACTTCATAAACAAAAGAAGTGGTTTGCTATTTCTGAAGGACTTAGAAATAAGCTTGAGGAAGCATCGTTTTGGACAGGAATTGATATTCACAAAAATGAACTAGATAGCTTAGACGATCATACATGGAATAAGGTAAAAAGAATTTTTTATGGTTAAAATTAAAATATTAGACCTTTTTCAAGGTCCTTATGATCACGCAAAGCGTTTGACTGAACAGGCTCAGTTAATCAATAGGCTTGAAATCATCGATGATGAAAAGGTCAAAACATTAGTTGTTGACCTTAAAGAATTTCAAGAAGCAAAAATAGCATCAATTATGATGTTTGACAAAACTATAAGCCAACTTAAAGAATGGGGCATGGAAATTGAATGAGCGGATTTGAAGAAAATGAAATATCAAAGGCAGCCAATGGCGGCACCGAAATTACCAAGAGGTCTATTGCTGCTCTTGTTGATAAAGAACTGGCGAGTAATTTTCAAATTATTCCGTCGAGAGTTCGCGAAATTGAATTTGATAAAATTAGAATATATTGGGCTCATGATTTACCAGAGGATCCTGAAGCCAATCATCTTAAGGATGAAAATTCTCGTAATAGGTTTCATAAAATAGTTTTCAGCTCAAATTGGCAAATGAATGATTACATTGTCAAGCTTGGAATTCCACAAGATTTTAAACTGGCAGTTATAGAAACACCAATTGAACCTTTTCCTGTTGTTCAAAAGCCTTCTGATGTTATTAATCTAATTCACTTTTCGACTCCGCAGCGAGGTTTAGAATTGCTTGTACCTGCATTTGATCGTTGGTGTCAAGAAAATCCTTCTATAAACGCTCATCTGCATGTCTTTTCATCTTTTAAAATATATGGATGGGCTGATGCTGATAAGCGATATCAGTCCTTATATGATAGGATTATTGGTCATCCGAAGATGACATATCATGGCTACTCGGCTCCTGAAACGTTACGTAAACAATTACTTGACTCTCATATATTGGTTTATCCTTGCATTTGGAAGGAAACTTCATGTCGAGTTTTGATGGAGTCAATGTCGGCAGGTTTGTTATGTATTCATCCTAATCTTGCAGCTTTATCAGATACAGGAGGAGGATTAACGACTTCTTATCAGTTTCAAGATGATCCTCAACAACATTTCCGTTTGTTTTATCATTCGATGGACAGTGCAATAAAGCACATAAGGGATGAAGGAGTTCAACCATATTTGAATTTTGTTAAGATGTATGCCGACAATAGATTTAATTTGAAAACAATAGCACAGCGTTGGGAATTGTTATTGAAAGAATTGTTAGGTAATTTTCCAACTGTCGAGTCGCGTAAACCACCTGAGGTTATTCAGCGACCTAATGAATTTGTGTACAAGACATAATGTTAGTCACAAAGACGCCATTACGTATTAGTTTTTTTGGAGGGGGAAGTGATATCCCGCAATTTTATGAACACAATGAAGGTATGGTGGTATCAACAAGCATTAACAGTCACATTTATTTGGCTATTAATCGCTGTGTTGCTCCTCATTTAAAAATAGTATATTCTGAAATTGAACATGTTAATAATGTAAATGAAGTTCGGCATGACATAGTGCGCGAAGCCCTTAAATATTATGAGATGGAAAGCAACATTGAATTATGTAGCTTTTCTGATGTACCAACTAAAGGAACGGGGCTTGGTTCATCGTCAACATTTACGGTAGGATTGTTAAATGGTCTACATTATCTCAGGTATGGAAAACAAATCGATGCTAAAGAGCTGGCTGAACTCGCGTCATATATTGAAATTATTCGATGTAAATCGCCCATTGGCAAACAAGACCAATATGCTGCAGCCGTTGGAGGATTAAATGCCATCTTCTTTGCGAAGGATAGTGTACGAGTCAAGCCTATCAAAATCGATCCTACTTGCAAGCTCACGCTTCAATCCAATCTTTTGTTATTCAATACAGGATTACAAAGAAGCTCTGCTGATACCCTCACAAAACAGGTTGCTAATATTGTCAGTGGAACTGTGGGAGAGTATATACGATCCTCAGTCAAACTCGCTGAGCATTCCATAAAACTTTTGCAAGAGAAGAAGCTTGACGATTTTGGTAATTTGCTTGATCAGGCTTGGGTTATTAAAAAACAATT